TGGCTCCCCCGTCCAGGTGGACTCGTCCACCTTGGGGCTGCGCCGGATGTGGCTGGCAAAGACATGAACCGGGGCCTGCTCCCGCAGCAGCCTCTCTCCCTGCTCCACCGTGTCCGAGCGGTACCACATGGTGGGCAGGCAGCCCGCCACATGCACGTCCGGGTAGATGCTCCGCAGGCGGTCAATCTGGGCGGTAAGCTCATTCATCCCCCGCACGCTGTAAGCATCCACTTTGATGGGGATGACCACGTCGGTGGAGGCGGCGATGGCCGCCGCGCAGGCCGGGGACAGCGCGGGTGGGCAGTCAATCACGATGCAGTCGTAGGCGTCATCCTCCGCCACCGCGTCCCGCAGGTCACGGATGGCCCGCAGGTTGGGCCGCTCCCCCTGGAGCAGATCCACGTCCAGGTTGCGCAGCTCGTCGTCGGCCGGCAATACGTCCAGGCCCCGGATGCTGCTGTGATACAGCAGGTCGTCGTAGTAGGCGTCCGGTATGGTCAGCAGCCCCGCCAGGGTGTTGTACTCCCCCGGCGGGAGCAAAGACTGGGTGGCGTTGGCCTGGGGGTCTGCATCAATGAGCAGCACCCGCTGGCCGTACTCGGTGGCCAGGATGGCGGCCACATTGACGGCGGTGACGGTCTTTCCGACGCCGCCCTTCAGGTTTACAATGGCGATTGTCTTCACGTTTATTGTCCTTTCTCTGTCTTAAAATTTGAAGCTCTCCCGCAGGATTCCCCGCCCGGTGTCCACCCGGACGGTGAAGTAGCGGTGGGCGCGGTTGATGTACTCAATATGCCCGGTACCCGCCGGGGGATGGTTTTTGGGTCCTTGCCCCCAATTTCCGCGCCGAAGGCGGCGGGGACAAAGGTGTAAGCCTCACCGATACGCATATGGACTTCTCCTCTCCGATGCGGCGCAGCGCCCAGGCCAGGGCCTCCGCCACCTCCTCATGCTCGGCCCGGCGGGCCGCGTCCACCCGTGCCAGGGCGGCATGCCGGCGGCACTCCGCCTCAATCAGCTCCAGCCGCCGTCCGCTTCCCATAGGGCTGCCTCCATTTCCGCAAAGTCATTTGTTTCGGCCCTTCCTCGGCCTTCGTCGGCCGGTTGGCGAGCGCAGTAACCCGGCTGGACGCCATAGAGAAAGCCATATTGCACCGGCCCACAGAACCGTGCCGGTTCTTGGCCAGGTTGACCTCCAACATGGAGGGCACGTTGGGGTCTACCGTGCCTGGGTCGGCGTAGTAGTCTTCCCGGTAGAGGAAGATTACCCCGTCGGCGTCCTGCTCCAGCGCCCCCGTGTCCCGCAGGTCGGAAAGCTGGGGGTGCTTGTCCTGACGGCTTTCCAGCTCCCGGTTAAGCTGGCACAGCACCAGCACCGGAATTTTCAGAGCCCGGGCCAGGTTCTTTAGGGCACCCGAGATCTCTGTGGTGTATTCATACCGGCCTGCCCGCCGGAGCTCTGCCGGCGGCGCGATCTTGCCGAAATAGTCCACCACCACCAGCCGCAGGCCACCGATGCTCCGGGCCAGCGTGCCGATATCGTCCACCGTCATGGTGGGGGCCTCGTTTGAATACAGGGGGAGCGTAGAGAGCTGGCTGGCAGCCTGGGCCGTTTGGGCGGCCTCTGCATCGGTCAACGGCTGCATAAGCAGCCGCTCGGACGGGATGCCGGTCAGTCGGGAGATGCGCTTGGCAGCTAACTGATCGCTGTCCATCTCCAGCGAGATAAAGAGCACCGGGTCGGCCTTGGCCACGCGGTCGGCGATGTTCAGCGCCAGGGTGGTCTTCCCCATACCTGGGCGCGCGGCCAGCAGATAGAGCCCGCTGTTGATCAGCCCACCGCCCAGTAGGCTGTCCAAGGCCATGTAGCCGGTGCAGACGTATGCCTTGCCGTCCCCGCTTTCCACCGCCTCCCGTTGACGGTAGAAGGCGGTCAGGATGTCCGTCGGGGTGGCCAGCCTCCCAGCGCTGCCCTGACGCTCCAGCTTGTCCAGCGTCTGGCGGGCCTGGGCCAGCGCCTCCGCCACCGGCGTCCGGTTGGTCACCCGGCTATGTACGGTCTCGGCCAGCTCCATCAGGCCGGAGCGGAGAACATCTTCCCGGACGATGCGGACGTGCTCCTCCACGTTGGCCGCCGTAGCAGCCAGCTCCATCAAGCCGAAGAGATACTCCCGGGATACTGGCGCGCCCATCTTGGCAGTCTGATCAAGGACAGTTACTGGGTCGACAGAGCCGCCCGCCCGCTCCAGGGACAGCACGGCTTCATAGACGGCCCGGTCAGAGGCCAGGCGGAAGTCGGCGGGCCGCAGTGACCGCTCTACTGTGGGCAGGCAGGCGGGGGACAGCAGGATGGAGCCCAGCACACTCTGCTCCGCCGCCGGATCCCAGGTCAGATCAGCCGGATTCATCTGGCACCAGCACCTCCTCTCCGTCAACGATCGCCATGTGCCAGCCCGTCATCTGCTGGGCTGCCGGCCGGCCCTGCGCCCTGGGTCTGGGGGGCTCGTCCGTCCACCGCTGGTTGCGCAGGTAACGGCAGGCGTAGGGTACCGGCCAATCCGGTTCCTTGGTCTGCCACAGCAGCGCCCGTGCAATGGCGTCGATCAGCTCGTCCCCTGGCTTAAGCCTGTCCCATTCTCGGACGGCACTCACCCGGTCTTCATGCCGGGGGTAGTACGCCCAGAACTTTTCAAACCGCTCCGGCTTCCAGGCAGGGACGCTCTTTGCCTTTTTCTTTTTGGGCGGTCCCCCTTGGGGGACTATAGGGGGTATATGATCAGATCTTGTATTGATCTCTCCGACATTTTTGTCAGGAGGGGTGGTGACAATTTTGTCAGGAGGGGTCCCGACATTTTTGTCGGGAGGGGGTGCCCCCGCCCCCTCAGTGTTGTAGATGGCATAAATCCGCCGCTCCAGGACCTCCTGCGTGGCCGTGTCCCGTACCACGTCAACCCGCAGATAGCCGCGGTCCACCAGCGTGGACAGCAGGCGGGTCACGCTGCGCTCAGACAGGCCGAAGAGGTCGGAAAAGTAGCTGTTCTGTGCGTAGCAGTATCCCAGCTTGTCCGACAGGGCAGTCACCTCGCCATACAGCAGCTTGGCGTTTGGCGGTAGCTCCTTATCGTACCGCACTGAGGCGGGGATCAGAGCCCAAAACCCCGGCTGTTCGTTTCCCTGGTTCATTCGGCGCACCACCCCCTTGTGCAACTCAAAATTGTGTGCTATAATACAGGTGTCTTCACGTTAGGCCCTGGTCGCTGTGTCCGAGCGACTGGGGCCTTTTTTTGCCCTCTGTAGGGCATCCATGGCCTTACGGTAGCGGTCAGCCTGTCCCCCGCAAAACGCCGCCAGATTATCCGCCGCCCGGCGCTGTTCCGATGCCCCCAAGGACTCGGCGATATTGGCCCAGTCCTTGGCATCTCGCATCTTGCTGTCCTCTGCCACGATCAGCGCCGACTCCAGCGCCGACACGGTCTCATAATCCAGCTCCATCAGCATGATGCTGCCTCCTTCTGTTTCCGCAGGCGCTCCAGTACGGCCCGCCTGCGCCGGGCGAGACGCCTATGGCGGTACTGTTCCCGGTCCAACCGGGCCAGCTTGGCCCCGTAGGCCGGGTCCCCTGTCCGGGCGCAAAACTGGTGCAGACGCCCCAGCTCGTCCGCGGCGTGCTCCCAGTCCAGGGCGCTTTCCAGCAGGGCCTCCGCGATGGTGTTATAGTCCCGATTGCTGAGCTCCAGCCGTATCATGCTCATGCGCTCAGCACCTTTCCCATGAGCGCCGACACTCCGGCCAGCCGCAGATCCAGCGCCTCCTGGACGTGGCGCACCATGACCTCCTCCAGCTCCCGGAGGCGGTAGGTAGGCAGGTCTCCCCTCTTGTACTTCACCAGGAGGCCGGGGCTGATGTTGTATGTCCACGTCCCTGCCTCCCCGCTGCAAACGGCAAAGCCGAAGGGTGCCCGCTCTTCCCGCAGGGCGCGGTAGATGGTGGGGGACGACCAGCCTATGTATCGGGCCGCCACATCAATCGGCACGTTGTCATACGCCATGATCTCCTCGTCCGTGAGTGGCCGCTTGGTTGCCTTTTTCACTCTACTCCCTCCTCAAGATGTCCCTGTTTGGCGTAGCGCACGGCCATGGCGGCCTCCACCAAGTCGCCCAGCTCCGCCACGATGGCGTCGAAGATGGGGCGCTCCTGATCGTCGATAATGCCGTCCTTGCCGATGCGCAGCAGCTCCCGGTCCCGGTGGGCGTCCACAAAGCCATATACCCGGTCCAGCAGCTCCATGATGGCCTCCGGGAGCCGCACCTCTCGGATATCCGGCACGATGCTCCGCGCCATGTCGGCGCTGGCCCGCAGGTGCTGGATGCCCAGGAGCTGGCTGTCGTAGGCAATGACCATCAGGTCTACCACCTCCGGGGGCGGGATGCGCTGGCCGGTCTCATAGGCCCGGATGGAGCTGTCCGAGATCCCCAGCTTTTCCGCGGCTGCTTCCTGGGTCAATCCCTTCGCCTCGCGGGCGATTTTGTAGATATTCCGCCTGTCCTGCGGCATGGTAATCACTCCTCCCTGGGGGTACAATATAAGCATGAGGTCAGACGGCCTCCTCGAAAAGCGCCGCCTCGGGAATCTGATCCACCCGCCCATTCTGGCGGAGGATCAGGATGGTGGGTTCGTGGCCCCGGAGAGTCAGGCGTACCGCGTTCTTGGTGACCACCTCGGCGCACTGCACCTTGTCAATGTCATAATGGTTCTCAATCCAGCGGCCAATCTGCCGCTGCTCCGGTGTGCAAAACATAAGTAACTCCTTTCTCAGTTTGCCGCCCCGTTTGCACCCCCAGGCGGCTCACGGCCATAGAGGGCGTCAATGCTGCATTGCAGGATGGCGGCCAGCCGGGGTAGCTTGTCGGCACTCGGCAGCGCCGTCCCCTTCACCCATTTGGTAATGCAAGAAGGCGACACTCCCATGGCGTCGGCCAACTGGATGCGCTGGATGCCCCTCTGCTCCATCAGCTCGCAGATTCTCACCACTTCACCCCCTCTAAATTTGGTGTTGTTCGAGACTGTTTGATGTGGTATGATAGGTTTAACCTCTGGTGTAATGCACAACGCCGATTAAAGCTCACTTCGGTCTTTAATGTGCAGAACCCTTTGAGCTACTTTTTTCGCGCAGTATTTGATCTCCTCGTCGCTAGGCTCTGGAAGTTCCGCCCACATGATGTAGTACAGGATGCTCAACAGAGCCAGCCGATTTTTCAGCCAGCCGATCGCGCATACAACTGCGGCTACTCCTAGCAGGGTCGTCAGCATGCTATCCCCCCTTTCCGAATTGCCCCGGGCGTTGCCGCGCCCTTGTCCTCTCTCCACCCCTATGGTAATATTGGGGCGGAGAAAGGAGGTGTTTCACATGCGAAAGACAGTGTCTGGACTTTGTCCGGAAACAAACAGCCAGCAAATGATTACCGTGACCGTAGAGCGTATCCAGCTCGGCGGCGGACTGCCGCCCAGCGACAAGGTAATCGCCTATGCCTGTTCCCATGCACAGGAATATGGGTGTAGTAGAAATGGCGCAGATGGCCGGGCATGCCCGCTGCTCCATGGTGCTGGTCACTGATCATTTCGGAGCAAAGTTGGAAACACTTGGGCGGCCTCAAAAATTGGGGCCGCCGCCCTTAACCAGTCGCCTAGGCAGGTTTTCGCATACCTACAACCCACACAGATATCACCAAATTTGACAGGTATCTCAGTTGCGGCACTTTCATGAGCGGCAACGAAATGTCTGGCTGCACAGGTGACAGCCTCCTGTGTAATTCCTATATTCGCTTCCTCTGTGAGCATATGAGCACCCCCTTCCCAGTCTGCTGGGGCGTTGCCGCGCCCTCTGGTTTACCTGTGGTTAAATCATAAATCGCGTTTTGCGAATTGTCAATCGCAAATCAGTATTTTTGTCACTTTGCTTAATGCTACCTCTTAAAAAAGAATTTAGCTAATTTGTCCTGTAAGGAGGGGCTGGCGTGGAAACGTCTAACCGCATTTTTGAGTTAGCCGATAAAAAATACCCTGAACAACGGGATTTTGCGGCAGAAATAGGCGTTGCTCCAAGTGTAGTCAGCGCATGGCGCAACAAAAAATCTGAATCGTATATGAAGCGCCTCCCACAAATTGCAGAAATCCTAAATACAACCGTTGAATATCTGCTCACAGGCGAAAAAAAAGAGCCCGCCCCCGCTCCGAAGCGCGAGGACGAGCTGGTAAATGCGATTATCCTGGGCCGCGACGGCAAGGCCGTCAAGCGGACGTACACCAAGGAGCAGATGGAGGCGCTGCGCAAGGTCATTGATGTCATGCCATACCTGGATGACGAGGAGCTGTAGAACGGATAAAGGGCTCAAACTGCTGATAGATCCTCCACTCCCAGGGGGAGCGGAAGAAGTAGGAGCGGCCGCGCTCCGCCATGTACTGGGCATCCAGCGCCAGCAGCCGCTCCATGCGGGAGGCACACACCTCGGCGGCGCGGATGCTCAGGCGGCACCTCTGCCCGATGGCAAAGGGGGTGCGCAGGCCCAGGCCCCGCAGGACGCAGGAGGGGGCCAGGAGCTGGGAGGCGAATCGGTCGGCCGCGCGCTCCTGGGGACTGTCCTTATCTGCCTCCGAGCGGCGCACCGTGTTGCCCCCGGCGGGGCAGTGCCCCAGCGCAAAGTGGCCGATCTCGTGCGCGATGGTGAAGCACCGGCGGCCCTGGCTCTGCTCGGGCCTGTAGAAGATGGCCGCCAGCGGCCCGTCCTCCTCTCGGAACAGGAAGCCGTCCGCCCCGTGGACATGCTGGGTCAGGTTGTACCGGCGCAGGAGCTCATACCCCTGTGTGTAGGAGTACAGCCCCAGGCCAAGCCTGCGGCACACCTGTCCCAAGTCAACCGGCAGCTCAGAGATCCCACAGCGCCACAGCACTTCCCACGCAGTCATATCCGCCCCTCCTATTTGTAGCGATTGTAGTTGCAATTATAGAACAGATGTTCTATAATTGCAAGTGAAAAAATGTGTCCAACTTGGACACATCTAGGATTTACCTGTGGTTAAATTTGTGGTTGACAAATTCGATCCGAGGGCATATTATATAAGGGCAACGAGAGTTACTCGTCGCACCATTTATTCAACCCTTGGGCAAGGCCTCCTACTTTTCGGGATGTGCTGACCTCAAGGGTTTTTTCTTTGGAGGGGTTGCTTTGTTATCAATGCTGCCAAAAAGAACCGCCATTCTGGTTGACGGCGGCTATTACCGCGTACGATCCGCCGACCTGTGGGGGAAAAAATCTGCAAACGACCGCGCAAATGAGCTTTACAAGTATTGTATGCTACATATCACAGAGCCGGAGGAGCCAAGGGAGCTGTATCGCATTTTCTACTACGATTGTCCCCCCATGACCAGAACGCTCCGCCACCCGCTCACCGGTGCAGAAGTCGACTACGCAACTATGCCAGGAACAAGATGGTCAAATAATTTTTACAAATTTTTGTCTGAAAAGCACCGTATGGCGTTGCGCATGGGTGAACTGGCTGAGAGCACGGCTTCCTACATTCTGAAGGACAGCGTGCTGGCCGATTTGCTCTCCCGCGCAAAGACTGTCGATGACCTGATGCCAGATGATTTCCGTATTGACGTGAAGCAAAAGGGCGTTGACATGCGGGTGGGACTTGACGTTGCTTCCCTCGCTCAGGGACGGTATGCTGACCAGATCATTTTGATCGCCGGAGACAGTGATTTTCTTCCTGTAATTAAAATGGCACGGAAACATGGCCTTGACTTTATCCTTGACCCCATGAAGCAGAGGCCGAAGCACACCATGATAGAGCATGTGGATGCCGTTGAGACACTCACCGATAAAATGGATGCACCTCCATCCGCCCCCTTCTCCTCCCACGACAACCAGGCCCACCTGCGTGCAGCCATTGCAGAATTGGAGGCTGGTGGCGGTACAGTTCATGAGTTAATTGAAGATAATTAAGACCTAGCAAAGAGCCGGGGCTACGGCCCCGGTCTCTTAAAACGCCTAGAATCGAACAGCGAACGTTTCCAGTTGTCATGAATCCCACCCCTGTACCCCGGGTCGGCCTCGGCGGTTTTTGCGTATGGCTTGGCACGCAGGATGCCTGCTTCTCCGCCAAACGGGTATCACGTCTGGTATTCACTTGTTTGAGTAACGTGTCTTGTGCTGTCATTGTCTGTCGTTACCTGTAGTTAAATTATCACCGTATTCCGTGATTGTCAACTTATATTCACGTAGTTTATTGATTTTTGGCATCTTGTACAGCCAAGGAGCTGATGCTTTGTGTATGAATCACAAGATATTGCAAACCGAATAAAAACACATGCGAAATCAAAAGGCATCCGTCTAAAACAAATGCTGTCTGACTGCAAGTTAGGGATTAACACTATCTCACAGATGTCAAAAGGAAATGATATGCTTTCAAAAAATCTTGCAAAAATCGCCGATTACCTGGACTGTTCCGTGGATTATCTGCTCGGCCGGACAGATAACCCAGAAGTAAACCGATAACAAAAATGTGTCCAACTTGGACACCACATGACCGTTGCAAAAAATGAGCCGGGGCTACGGCCCCGGTCTCTTCAAACGCCAAAATCGAATATTTGTATCACACCAAGGAGTGAACGCCATGAAAATCACCGTGATGCAGGTCAACAATGAACTCGCCAGCACCGGCGTCTCCGTCTATGTGGACGGGCAGCTCCTGGGCAGTATAGGCCCCGGCGGCAGCGTCTCTGCGTCTCTGGAGGCCCCTTCTTGCCTCGTTCGGGTGGAGTGCGGCGTCTACAGCCGGGAGCTCATTTTGTGGCAGGACAGCGCCCTGCAAGTCTCCTGGGGCCTAAATCCGCCCGAGATGATTGTCAGCCATGCCAAAAAATAAGGGGGCCTACTCATGCGACGTGCAAACGGCACCGGCTCCATTGTAAAGCTCTCAGGCAACCGCCGGCGCCCCTATCTTGTGAAGATCTCCGCCAGGGATAAAGACGGCTATGTGCGCCAGGTGGCGCTGAGCTACCACGCCAAGCTCCAGGAAGCCCAGGAGGCGCTGGAGGAGTATAACCGCAAGGCTGCCGCCGGGCAGACCCCCAGTGCGGATATGCTCTCCTGGACCGTGGAACAGGTCTATACCGCTTGGTCGGAGCGGGAGTACCCCAGGAGCGGGAAATCCTCTGTTGCCTCCCACAAGGCATCCTGGAACCAGCGTGTCTCTCGCTACGCCGCCCGTAAAATGCGCAGCGTTACCCTGGACGAGTGGCAGGCCATCCTGGACGAGGGTGAGGACGAGGGCCGCTCCCAGTCCAGCATCAACAACGATGCAATTTTGATCCGCGCATTGCACGCCTACGCCATGAAACGTGATATTATCGGGAAAGATTACTCTCGTTATTTGGATATCCCCACCGTCGACATCAAGGTCAAAAAGGGGGCGCTCAATGATCTCCAGCTTGCCAAACTGGAGGAGCTGGCGCGGGCCGGTTTTCCCGGCGCATCAGAGGCCATGGTTCTGTGCTATACCGGCTTGCGCATCAGCGAGTTCTTGTCCCTTACCCCCTTCGCTTACCGCTCCGAGGATGGTGGCTACCTCCAGTGCGGTGTGAAAAGCGCGGCAGGCCGTGACCGGATTATCCCGATCCACCCCAAGATCTCCGCCTACGTGCAACAATGGCTGTCAGCGGAAAAAGGCATGTCCTCCGACCGTTACCGCATCTCGGTGTTTACCCCAGTGGTAGAGCAGCTCGGCATACCAGAGGCCACCCCGCACTGGTGCCGCCATACCTTCGCCACCCTCCTAAGCCGTGCTGGAGTGGACGAGATCAAAGTGAAGCTGCTCCTGGGGCATTCCCTCAAGGGGAACGTCACCGCCACCTACATTCATCCCACCCCCGCCGATCTCGCCAAAGAGGTAAAAAAACTGGCCTGACAAAATCACCAAGAATCCGCCGTTAGTAACGTATTAGTAACGAGCTAGTATCATTTTTTGTCTACACGCCTAGAGCTTTAGTCACTCCAGAGCCGCACCTAGTTAAATATTCCTTAAATCGCCGTTCTCTTAATACACCCTGCACCCCGTGGAAGGTCAAGGGAAATTTTTTTATTTTCCATGTATATCCAAGCCCAGGCCTGTCCACAATAGGCTCGGAGGTGCTAAACAGCATGAAAAAACCATTCTTGAAACGAATGGGCGACTTTCTGGAGGGCAAGGGCTTCTACATAGTCCTGTTCCTCTGCGTCGCCGCAATAGGAATTTCGGGCTATTATCTCTTTTCCTCTCTCACCCCGGATGAGCCGGACGCCCCCGTGGCGGGCACCGCTCAGATCACCGTCACCCCCTCTCCCCGGCCCACGCCGGTGGACGCGGGCCTCATGAACCGCCCGGCGGCCACCCCTGCGCCGGAGCACACCGTCCCCGCGTCCCCGGCTGTACCGGCGGCCACGCCCTCGGCGATGCCGTCAGCCACGCCCCAGCCCACTCCACAGGCCGCCCCCACCGTCTTTACCTGGCCGGTACAGGGAGATATTCTGACGGACTACAGCCTGGAGGTGCTCTCCTACAATCCCACCATGGACGACTGGCGCACCCACGACGGTCTGGACATCGCCTCCGCCGCCGGTACTGAGGTCAAGGCGGCCGCCGCGGGGACGGTCACCGCCGTCCTCCAGGACGCCATGATGGGCACCACCGTTGTGGTGGAGCACGGCGGCGGACTGACCAGCACTTACTCCAACCTGGCCTCCGTACCCACGGTGGCGGTGGGCGACACGGTTGGCGCCGGCTCCGTGCTGGGCTCGGTGGGCGGCACCGCCATCGCCGAGAGCGCCCTGGCCAGCCATCTGCACTTCAGCATGTCGCTGGACGGCTCCACTGTTGACCCCCTGGAATACCTGCCCAACTAA